AGAGCTATGTTTATTGCTGGATTAGCAATTGCACTACTGCCGCTGCAAACAATACAAACAAACGCTGCTGATAAACGCAGCTATCATATTATGAATGTTAAATTGTATGCCTATAATCAAATGGAATGGAAGCAGTTTGAATGCTATAACTGGCTTATACATCATGAAAGTAGATGGAACTATAAAGCTAGAAATGGTAGTCATTACGGATTAGGACAGATGCGTTCTAAGTGGTATGGCACATTAGATCCATATAAGCAAGTAAATGTACATATCAAGTACATTAAACATAGATATGATGGGTGTGCGTGTAATGCATACAATCATTGGAAGGCTAAAGGATGGCACTAATCAAATGCAGTAAGTGCAACGTTATGAGTGATGAATCAGAAACAATATGGGCCAAGGAAAGAGATTATGAGCCTTGGTGTTATGATTGTTGTGAGAAGGATGAAGCATGGCTCTAAAGCCATACAGAGCTACATCACATTGGAAGAAGATAAGGTTAAAGGTACTTAATCGTGATGCATGGACTTGTAACTATTGTGGGGAATCTGCTAATGAAGTTGATCACGTATATCCCAAGTCCAAGGGCGGTGAAGATACGTTGGATAATCTGGTGGCTGCGTGTAGAAAGTGCAACATCAAAAAAAAGGATGCCGTTTTTTTAGGCTCAGGTTCTACCCCCCCTGCCTTTCGCTTCAATAACTCTCCAATCGGTGGAAATCGGTCCAAATCAGTTCAAAACGGACATACTACAATCCACGTTGATGCGGATTCTCCCTTTATTAGTCCAGGTCAGCCGGGGGCTAATTGAAGAAGGCACTTAAAGGGGCAACTAAGCCGCGCTTGCAGAATGCGCCGCTTAAAGGCAAGACCAAATTGCCTGAGGTCAAGAAGTTTCTTGATGATCTAAACCTTACGCTGCTGCCTTGGCAGGAATATGTGCTAAAAGACTTGCTGGCAGTAGATAGGGCTGGCAAGTGGCGTAGAAAGACAAGCTTGCTGCTAGTAGCACGTCAGAATGGCAAAACACACCTAGCGCGCATACGCATCCTTGCTGGGTTGTTTGTTTTTGGCGAAAAGAATATAGTGGCTATGTCATCTAACAGGGGTATGGCTTTAGATACCTTTCGCAAGGTAGTTGAAGTTATTGAGGATAACCCAATGTTGATGGCTCAGGTAAAGCAAATCCGCGTGGCTAATGGTCAGGAATCAGTTGAGCTCCTAAATGGCGCTCGGTATGAGATAGTCGCGGCAACAAGAGATGGCAGCCGTGGTAAGACCGCGGACTTGCTTTACATTGATGAACTACGTGAAATAGATGAAGATTCTTGGACAGCTGCTAAGCCAATCACTAGGGCAAGGCCAAATAGTCAGATATTTATGACTAGTAACGCAGGGGATGCTTATTCAAGCGTATTGAATGACTTGCGATCTAAAGCATTGTCATATCCACCGCCTACAATGGGCTATTGGGAATATAGCGCGGATGATTTTGCCAAGATAACCGATAAGAGCGCCTGGTATCAGGCTAACCCAGCATTGGGCTACCTAATTGATGAATCAACCATTAAAGAAGCAATAGCCACATCTAGCGTTGAAGCTACACGGACCGAAACCCTTTGCATGTGGATTAGCGCGCTTAAATCGCCATGGCCACACCAAGCATTTGAGGATTTAGGCTTTGCAGAGCTAAAACTAGAGCCAGGCAGGCTGACTATATTTGGCATGGACATATCGGTTAATAAAAAGATGGCAAGCCTAGTTGCTGGTCAAATTATGGATGATGGCAAGGTTGGTGTAGGTGTCATAGCGCAATTTGAAAGTCAAGTAGCCATAGATGAACTTAAAATGGCTATTGAAGTCAATGAATGGGCTAAGCAATACAAACCTAGGATGATTTGTTTTGACAAGTACGCCACCATGAGCGTAGCTGAGCGCTTGAGCCAATCAGGCCATAAGATTCAAGATATGTCTGGAACTGTGTTCTATCAGGCTTGCTCTGATCTGTATGACAGCATAGTTAACGCTAGGATTGTGCATGCTGGCCAACAATCGCTAGTTGATAGCATGAATAACTGCGCGGCTAAAGAATCGGATGCCGGCTGGCGTATTGTGCGCCGTAAATCTGCTGGGGATGTGTCAGCTGCCATTTCATTAGCCATGGTGGTGCATCAATTGCTAAAGCCACAAAGCAAGCCACAAATCTATGCCTGAAATGCTAGTTATGTCCGTTTTGTATGCTATCATTAAACGATGGGTCTATTTGATCGCTTTCGCCCTGCAAAGATAGAGGCGCAAGCTGCACCACAGCTAATGACAGATAGTTTTAATTACTATCTGCCAACAGTTCTTACTTCCGTTTCACGCGATGAAGCGATGACAGTTCCTTCAGTTTCTAGATGCAGAAACCTTTTAGCCGGAACGATTGCAAGTTTTCCTTTGTGCTTATACAAAAAATCTACTGGAGAAAAACTTGGCAAGCCACTATGGCTAGAGCAACCATCTGTGCATCAGCCATTAAGCACAACATTAGCTTGGACAGTTGACAGTTTATTATTTTTTGGCGTTGCTTATTGGCGCGTTACTGAAACTTATTTTGATGATGGAAGGCCAGCAAGATTTGAATGGGTTGCACCTGGTCGCGTTTCTTTCCGCACCGATTCCAATAGCAATTACATAGTTCAATATACAATTGATGGCACAGATGTGCCGATGAGTGGTCTTGGATCACTAATTACCTTTACTGGACTTGATGAAGGTGTCTTGCAGCGTGGTGCAAGAACTTTACGTTCTGCAATTGATTTAGAAACCGCGATGCGTGTTGCATCAGCAACCCCAATGCCATCTGGCGTTATTAAAAATAGTGGTGCTGATTTATCACAAGAAGAAGTGCAAGCAATTCTTGCTTCTTGGAAGTCTGCACGTGAACGCCGTTCAACAGCATACTTAACAAGCACTTTAGATTATCAGCCAACTGCATTCTCACCACGCGACATGATGTTTGTAGATGCGGTACAAAGCACAGCTACACAAATTGCACGAATGATGAATGTTCCAGCATATTACATAAGCGCAGACCAAAACACGTCAATGACTTATGCAAACGTGCAAGATGAACGCCGTCAGTTCGTATCCTTATCTCTTGCGCCGTATGTCCATGCCATACAAGATCGCTTATCAATGGATGATATTACGGCGCGAGGCAACATTGTAAAGTTTGACGTTGAAGATGCTTTCCTTGCTGTAAATGCGTTGGAAAGATTAGCCGTCATTGAAAAAATGCTAACCCTTGGCTTGATTACAGTAGAACAAGCTATGGAAATGGAAAACCTATCACCGAATGGAAATGAAGATGCACCTAACGTTTACTAGCGGTTTAGAATGCTCAATATCTGAACGCACCATCTCAGGTAAAATTGTTCCTTTTGGCGGCGAGATTGGACAAACATCTGCCGGCAAAGTTGTTTTTGAAAAGGGATCAATTGAGATTCCAGAAAGCCCAAAACCGAAATTGTTGCTTGAGCATGACGCAAAAAAACCTTTGGGGCGAATGTTAAGTTACGAAGAACGTGAAGACGGCCTTTACGCCACGTTTCGTGTAAGTGCTACCCAACGTGGCACAGATGCGCTAATAGAGGCAAGTGAACAATTACGTTCAGGTTTGTCTGTGGGCGTTGAAGTAATAGATAGCAAGCGCGATGGAAATGTTTTACGCGTGTTATCAAGCAAAATGATGGAAACAAGTCTTGTTCAAGCTGCTGCATTCAAAAGTGCAGAAGTTTTGAGCGTTGCCGCTTCTGAAGATGAAGCTGCAAAAGAAACACCAACCCAAAACGAAAGCGAGGCTGTTGTGGAAGACACAACAAACGCCGTAGCCGTTGCGCCTGAGGTTGAAGCCCCTGCGGTTCAAGCTTCGCGCCCAACTGTTACAGCACCAATGTATACCAAGCCAAGAATCCAGGTAACCCCTGCTCTTTATGTAGAAAACACAGTACGTGCAGCTCTAGGATCAGAGGAAGCACGTCAATGGATTGCAGCAGCATCTGATACTGACACCACAACCGATGTGCCAGGTCTTGTACCAACACGTCAACTAGCTGAGGTAATCAATCCAAAGTCAACTGGAGTTCGCCCAACAATTGAAGCAATTTCAGGTGGCGTTCTTCCTGATGCTGGAATGAAGTTCCAGATTCCACGCGTTAAAACTGCTCCAACAACTGCACAGGTAGCTGAGGGTGGAGCATTTTCAGATACTCAGGTTGAGATTGAATATCTTGATGTAAATGTCAAAAAGTTTGCTGGAATGCAGAAGTTCAGCGTAGAGGTCCTTGACAGAACTTCGCCTGCGTTCTTTGCAGAACTTACAGCACTCATGGCTGATTCTTACGCTAAGGCAACTAATGCTTACGCATTTGATGAGATTGCAGCAGTTGCAACAGTTGATGCAACAACAATCACTCTTCCATGGGATGGCGCAGAGTTAAGCGGTTATGTTGCTCGTGGAGCAGCAGACATCTATGCGAACACATTTGATTTCGCAACTGGTTTAATTGCATCACCTACACAATGGGGCAATCTCATTGGTCTAGTTGATTCTTCAAACCGCCCAATCTTGAACGCAATCCAGCCACAAAATGCTGGCGGTTCGGTTGGAGTTGGCGCAATTCGTGGAAACGTACTTGGACTTGATCTATTCGTAGATTACACACAATCTGGCGATGGCGATGCAACTCTCATGATTGTTTCACGCGATGCATTCACCTGGTATGAATCACCACGTCTACAGCTCCGTGCTGAAACTGTTGGTTCAGGCAAGGTTGAGATTGGACTCTATGGCTATGGCGCACTTGCGACCAAGAAGCCAAAGGGTGCATTCAGATATAACAAGGCTTAATTAGCCTAGTCGTAGAGTTACCCCGGCGCACAGCCCTTGCGCCGGGGCTAACATTAGAAAGGATAAACAATGCCAGCAACATACGTTACTGAAGCGGAACTGCGTTCTGCTCTTGGCATTGGTGCTTTATACAGCTCAGCAGTAGTGGAAGAATGCTGCCAAGCGGCAGAAAACATTGTTAAGGCCAAGTTGTGGTTTAACACCCAATCCGTTTACGCATTGGAAGCAACAGGCACAACAGGGCGCATTTATATTTATGAAAACATTGATCAATTTGTGGTAGGAGATACCATTACTGTTGAGAATGTCCGTCAACATTATAATGGCAATCAGACAATCACTAAAGTGGAAGATAATTGGCTTGAGTTTGTCAATGCACAAATAGTTACACGCGCTTATCACACCATAGCGCCATGGGGTCGTGTTTATGGAACACAGGCCGTAGATTATGCAACTTTAGCTGAAGTCAATGAAGCAACCCTCATGGTCGCTGTTGACATTTGGCAGGCTCGCCAAGCTTCAAACGCTGGCGGCATCTCACCAGACTTTCAACCTTCGCCGTATCGCATGGGCAATACCTTAATGGCACGTGTTCGCGGTTTACTTGCGGATCACTTAGCACCGGGCGGTCAAGTAGGATAATGTCAGCAATCTCTACCCTACGAGGAACAATCGCGGCTGCGCTAACTGATAATACGGCGTGGCAGGTGTTTTCCTTCCCACCTGCCACACCGCTTGCTAACAGCATTGTGGTGCAGCCTGGCGATCCATACATTGAGCCAAGCAACGACCATTACAAAGCAATCAAGCCTAAGGTTAACTTTAAGCTCATAGTGCTAACCCCTATGTTTGACAACCAAGGCAACCTAATTAACATTGAAGATTATTACCTGAATATAGTAAACAAGCTGGAAGCATCATCAATTGCATACTCAATTGGAACTTTCAGCGCCCCGGCGGTCTTAACCGGAACAGCAGGCGATCTGCTATCCGGTGAAGTATCAATCAGCGTTCTATCCGATTGGAGCTAAAACATGGCTGATGTAGACAAAGAACGCGAGGCTTTCCTTGCCAAAATTGGCCAGGTTGAGCTAAGCGAAAAAGCACCAAAACCAACAACTAAGAAAGACGAGGAATAAGCTAACATGGCTGTATTTTTAAACAATACTGTTGGTCTAAAGATTAACGCGATTGATCTTAGCGACCACGTAACTTCAGTAACTTTGAATCGTGCTGCTGATGAACTAGAAGTAACCGCCATGGGCGATTCTTCACACAAGTTTGTCAAGGGATTAGAATCAGCAACACTAACTGTATCCTTCCTAAACGACACAGCAGCAGCAAACGTATTGGCAACACTTAACACCGCGTTTGGTACTACTGTGGCTGTAAAGATGGTACAACAGAAAGTTCCAGCAGTATCTGCAACCAATCCGTTGTATACATTTGACATTCTTGTCAACAACCTAACACCTATTAACGGCGCGGTTGGCGATATTGGAACACAGGACATCACCTTTACGATAAACTCTGCTGTTACAGTAGCCGACACCGGCACGTTCTAATTTAACAAAGGGGCAAAAATGGCAAGAATAATAGTAACAAGGGCTGATGGAACTAAGAGCACACACTCAATAAGTCCATCTGTTGAATATGCTTTTGAGCAGCAGTTCCGCAAAGGCTTTCATAAAGCCTTTCGCGAGGATGAAAAGCAAGAGCATATTTATTGGCTTGCATGGGAATGTCTACGCCGCGCTGATGCGCCTGATGTCAAACCTTTTGGCTCAGCGTTTCTAGATACTCTAGCTGCAGTAGATGTGGTGGCAGACGATTCCCCAAATGGCTAACGCGCGATTCCTTTACGTATAGGGTAGCTCAGCTGAGTATCCATACCGGAATTGCGCCTAGCGAGTTTATCAAGATGGACACGGACTTGCTTAAGGCTTTCTATGAAGTCCTAAAGCAACAGGCGAAAGAGCGAGAGAATGCCAGTAGAGGTAAAAGGGGTCGTAGAGGCTAGAAAGATTTTGCGTAAACTAGCCCCTGAAACCCTTAAGGCATATAACTCACAAATTGCTGCGCCATTAAAAGATATTACAAATGAAGCTCGTAAGGATGTGCCACAATCCTTTATGCGACTAGGTAATTTTAGTTATCCTGGGTATGATCGTAAAAGCCGTACAGGTCGTGAGAGAGCATTCCCAAGTTTTGTATCTAACGTAGTTAGACGTGGCTTGACTTATTCATTGGCTAAAAGTCGTGCTAATCGCTCAGGCTGGTCATCTCTAGTAAGTATGCTAAATAAGTCAGCAGCAGGTGCAATTATAGAAACCGCTGGCAGACAAAATGCTTATGGTAGTTCCCAATCTAAATCAAATAACCCACAGGCAGGGCGCAACTTTATAGATGCCATGAATACTGAAGTGGGCAAATTAGAACAGACCGGGCGTACAGCCAAAACACAGGGGCGATTAATGGGTCGCGCTGTAGTTGAGAATCAAGGCAGGGCTCAAGCCACAATACTAAAGGTTTTAGATCAGGTAGCTGCTCAAGCTAATGCAGAGATAGCGAGGTTGCCACGTGGCAATTAATTTTCCCATAGTTACTACATTTGATGATAAAGCAACTAAGAAGGCTGATAAAGCGTTTGGCGCATTAGGCAGAAAGTTTGCAGCTGTATTCTCCGTAGCAGCAGTAGTTAAATTTGGCAAGGCATCTGTTAAGGCTTTTTCTGATTCTCAGAAAGAAGCGGCTTTACTTGCTACTCAACTTAATTCAGTTAACTTAGGTTTTTCTTCACCTTTCATAAATGAGTTTATAGACAAACTAGAATTAGCATCTGGCGTTGCAGGTGGGGATTTGACTAATGCCTTTGTCAGTTTATCTCAGGCAACAGGCGATGCAACTACAGCTCAAAAGATATTAACAACTGCGTTAGATGTAAGTCTTGGAACTGGTAAAAGCCTACAGACAGTAAGCAATGCCTTGCAGCGAGCATACAAAGGCGAAACTACAGCCCTAGCACGTTTACGCATTGGCTACACCACAGCTGAACTTAAAGGCAAAAAGTTTGATGAAGTATTAGAAGATTTGCAGAATAGGTTTGATGGTGCTGCTGGCAGAGCGACAGATACCTTTGCAGGCAAGATGGCTAGGTTAAGTGCAGCTGTTGAGCAAGCCCAAGAAGCATTTGGTGAAGGTTTAGTATCAGGTATTGAACAATCTGATATGAGCATTGAGGAATTGCAGGAAAGCATAATTGGTCTAGGCAAAGCATTAGGCGATTTAACAGCCGGAATGATTGACTTTGGCAAGACAACTATTGATGTATTTGGTGATATTCAAAAGAGTTCAGCAGTTGAAGGCGTATTAAATATATTTGAAGCACTAGTCCGTGGTGGTGGCTTTATAGTTACTGGTGAGCTAGTTCCTACTATGGATCAAGCAACTGCTAGATTGGCTAATCAACAAGCAAGAAAATCTGAAGAACAAAACAGGGCTAGGCTAAGAGCGCAAAACGCATTAACAAAAGCTGAAAAGCGAACAGCCATAGAAAAATTAAATAATGAAAAGAAAATTACTGCTGAAAAGAAAAAGCAAAATACAGAATCCAAGATTATTGATGAAATCAATAAGCGATTTGAAATGGATCGTATACAGATTGCCGCTGCATTAGGCGGTCAGATTAATGATGTAGAACGTCTACGTTTAGAATTAATGCGTGCCATTCTTGATGAGGATGTAAAGCGAGCCATTATTCTTGAAGGTCAGTTAATTAAGGCTGAGGCTGAGGCTAAGGAATTGGCTATGCTGCTAGATAGCTTAGATGAAATGGTTGGAGATCCGTTTGCCGATTGGCCTGGCACTATCACACGTATTAAGGAACTGCTTAAAACACTTAACATTAAAATACCTATTGAAACCCTATTTGCTGAAAAGGGATTGAAGCTAGACCAAGAAAAGATGACAGTTACCAAGCTAGATCGCATGGATGTAAACGCGAATAATGTTTATGTTAATGGTCAATTGCAAGGTGGCAATGTTGTAGGTGTGCCTAGTGCTATTGGCGGTGGCTTAACCGCAGATGTAGTTGCAGAGTTTTTGGCTGGTAATCCTGAAGTTATTGCAGCAGTTGAAAACAATGCTTTAGCCAATGCAGCCCTAGCGGATGCAGAATTAATACTTGCAGATGCTTTACTAGCTGAATCTAATGGTGGTGGCGATACTAATATTACTGTTATTGTTGAAGGCTCAGTTACAGCAGCTGAAGATTTAGCTGAAACGATTACCGACATTCAGTACACATATCAGAGAACTGGAAAGGGCTTGCTGTTTAGCAGCATAGCTATATAATGCCAGCACCTACAGTAAGAGTGTTTGTTGATTTTGATAGCGATACCGCATTTGAAATCAACCCACTTATTCTGGATAGCCTTGCTGAAGGTATCCTAAACACCAATACGCTTGGCTCTGGCACATTGCCAGTTGAGATTACTGACCTAGTAACAAAGATAAACATTCGCCGGGGTCGCAACCGAATCACATCTAAGTTTGAGGCTGGAACCGCTAACGTAGTTCTCTATGATCAGAATGGCGATTGGAATCCCACCAATCCTAATAGCGCCTACTACCCTAACTTAGTACCCCTTAGGCAGATTATTATTTATGCTACCTATGCAACCAATGATTACTTCCTATTCTCAGGATTCATTACCAATTACGATACTGGCTTTAGGCAAGGCAATGATGAACTAAGCACAGTTACCTTAAAGTGCGTAGATGGCTTTAAACTGCTGGCAGGCTCAGCCATAGACACAGTAGCAGGCTCAGGTGTGCAACTCTCAGGCGCTCGCGTAAATGCCATCCTAGACGAGATAGAATGGCCTATAAGCCTACGAAATGTGGATACTGGTGATTCCACCCTACAGGCAGACCCAGGAACCGCCAGAGATGCCTTAGAAGCCTTATTTACAGTAGAGCAGAGCGAGTTTGGGGGCATCTTTGTTGATGCCAATGGCAAGGTAGATTTCGTCAGCCGTAACAACCTAATTTCTAACCCAGCCTTCCCGGTCTATGAGTTTAGTGATCAAGGCGTAGACATCTCCTACACCAATGCAGTAGTAGCGTTAGACGATACTACGCTTATTAATGACGTAACTATTACACGCTTAGGCGGTACAGCTCAGAATGCCTTTGACCAAGATTCAATTGATAAGTTCTTCCTTCATTCAGGCACACGCTCAGGCATATTAGTACAGACAGATGCAGAGGCTTTAAATCAGGCTCAAGGCATCCTAGCCACACGCAAAGACCCTGAAATACGCATAGATAGCATTCAGCTTAATCTCTATGATGATGCTAACCCCAACAAGCCATTGGCAGGGGTAGATATAGAATTGCTTGATGGTGTAACAGTTACTAAGACTACCCCAGGCTCTACCAGCGTTGTTCAATCAAGCTTGGTAAATGCTATCCATCACGATATTACCAAGTCATCCTGGATGACTACCCTATACACCACCGAACCACTATTAGCAGGCTTTGTCTTAGATTCCGATATATCGGGTATACTAGACACAGACGTGCTGAGCTACTAAGGAGAACAAATGGCAGGCGCAGGATATAAGTTGTTCAATACCGGGGATGTGCTTACCGCAGCCCAGGTCAATACGTATTTGAATGAGCAAACAGTTATGGTGTTTGCAAGCTCAGCAGCTCGCACAAGCGCGCTAAGCGGTGTATTGGCTGAAGGCATGATGTCTTACCTACAAGATACTAATTCAGTAGAAGTTTACAATGGAAGCTCTTGGGTAAATGTTGGTAATGCTGGTGATATTACTGAAGTGCAAGCTGGCGTAGGAATATCAATTGCAAGCGGTACTGGCCCAATTCCAGTTATTAGTAATAGCTCTACTGATCTTATTACTACTGCTGGTGATTTACTTTACGGAACAGCAGCCGACACAGTAGCAAGGCTAGGAATTGGAACAGCAGGTCAAGTTCTTAAAGTCAATTCTGGTGCAACTGCGCCCGAATGGGGTTCGGCTGCTGCTGCGGGCGGAATGACCTTACTTTCAACAACCACTTTATCATCAACAGCAGTAACGCTAAGCGGTATAAGCCAAGATTATGAAAATCTTTTTGTAGAGGTTTATGGTGTTACAAATAACACTGCTGATACTCAAATGAGGTTTGGTTTAAATAGCAATATGACAGCTTTTGCAAGAGGAACTAGAAGCTTTATTGCTGGAACTTCGCAGACGATTGAATATTCAAATGGGCTTGTATCGGTTAATAATATGAAAAGAACTGGCGGAGCTAATACCTTTAATTTGTATATTA